TGAGCAACGGTGCCACGGTCACAAGCAAGGTCACGCTCCAAACCGCTGCCAGCGCGTTGTGCCCAGCGCTCCAAAGCATCCTTCTGTGATTGAGGGGCGGTGTTCTTCAGGATATGGGTGACAGAGTGGTAAATCTGTCCATGTTGATCCCTGTAAACACGGAATCTTCCTGAGTTGTCTTGCTCCAGCTGCCATTGACGCAGCGAAGCCAAGGCGTCTTGTGGATCAATCGTCATGAATGGCTTTTTCTTGCAGCCACCTTTGACGGAGCTGATTTTCCTTGGGCTCTACAAGGTGAGCGCTAGAAACCACCCCAGTCAAATGACCGACAGTCACAGAGACGCACCCGTCTTCCATGAATGTCGTAACTGTCTTGGGTGGTTCCATAGACGCATCTACCCAAAACTAATATATACCTAAAAAAAGGGGGCGCAAGGCCCCCTCTCCAGGTTTACACGGCTCGCCAGAAGATTTCTGTCGTGCCTTTGTGCTGTGCCACACAAAGCTGAGCAACAACTTCGCCACCGCTGCATCCTTCGCAAGTGAAGTCGATGGTCAAACCATCCCTTCTGCGACTGGGATTTTCGCGATTATCAGAAATTGAAGTCCGCGAGTGATCGTCACCGGCAAATGTCTTTCGACAGTTGCTTGCATCCTCTTTGCGGTTGTAAACACGCACGGCTGCGTGATGAAGATACCTATCGCCACAGTTTGGACAAACCAGGTTGTTGTAATCCTGCATCCCAGTGAAGGGTTCAAATTCAACCAACTGCTGCTTTTCCACCAATCAAGCCTCGCTGAACGGATCACCACCAGTCACGATCCGGTTCAGATCGAAACCAGCTTTCTCCGCAGCTCGCCAGGCTTTCTCCATCGCAGCTTCATCATGCTCGTCCTCATCGCGAGGAACGATCAAAAGCTCGTACTTCACCATGTCTGCCTTGATCTTCGACAGCTCGAAGTCCCAATCCAGCAGGTTGCGGCTGTACTTCTTGTTCAGGCCGTACTTGGCAAACTGACGCGCCAACGAGATGTGAGACACCTCCAGCACTTGGACCTTGCTGATGTCCCAGTTGTAAACAGGCCAGGTCAGGCACTGAGACGGCTTGCGAACAGCAGTCTTGTCGTAGTTCATCGACTGAACGTAGTCAGAGCCAAGCTCAAGGTCGATGTCTTCCTGGGAAGGTTGCTCAAGGAAGCGGAAGGGCTTCATTGAATCGTTTTCCTTAGCTACGCCCCAAACAAGCCAATACTCAAGCGGGTCTTGCTCGAGCAGGGCAAAGTTCGCAGGCTTGCCTTGGTCCAGCTTCGTGTAACGCAGATAGTTGTCTGCTGAAGATGAACCTTCGTTTTCTTTCTCGATGGTGGCGAGAAATCCTGAGGAAAGTTTCACGGGTTTTTGTCTCGTGGGTTGTCGCGTCTCATTTGGACGCCTTGATACTGTAATCCGCGATTGACGGGCAGTCAACCTCCGGTAGGATAAAAAAACACCCGACCTGCCCTGGAGATCAAGGGGCAAATCGGGTTTGTTTTACATTCCGTTCTAATCTTACATGAACTTCGATCAGTTCGTCAAGACTCTGCCTGAAGGGCTCGTTTACGCCCCAATCTATGCAAAGGGCGCCCGGATGATTTCCGGCAAGCCAGCCACTGGCAAAAACCCTTTAGAGGCCAGCTACGAACAGAAGTTCGGACCTGCCGACGTAGCTCTCGCGGTCAAGCGCAACCCTGACCTCAAAGCTGTTGGCGTCTTCACTGGCATCCGTGGCAACGGCATCGTCATCCTTGACGTTGACCGGAACCTTTCCAAATACCTGAAGGCATGGGGTTCCTCGCTCGACGGCGCTCCAATAATTACTTCCACCAAGGCCAACGCAGCCAAGTACCTCTTCCGTGTCCCTGAAGAACTGTGGGCCGACGTAAAGGGTCATGGACTCCGTAAGGAAGACGGTGGAGACTACGAGATCCTCTGGGGCCGCCAAGGTGTCGTCTTTGGTGCTTACCCAGGCGGCAAAGTATCCAAGCCTGGTCAATATCTCTTAGACGGCGATCTCGCTGACATCCCTACGGCTCCAGACTGGTTGCTGGCGGAGATGAAACAACCTCCCCGCACCATCAACAAAAAAGAGTTGGACTTCACCGATCGAACTCAAGATGAGGTCCAACAAATCATTTTTGAATGCCTTTCGGTGATTTCACCCCAAGGCAAGGGCACTCGTGATCACTGGGTGAAGATCGGAATGGCGATTCATTCCGCATTGCCCACTGACATGGGTCTTCACCTGTGGGCTTCTTGGTCCTGTGAAGATCCTGATTACGCCTCTGAATGGGAAGACTCCAATCCTTGTGAAGAGGTCTGGTATTCCTTCAAAGGCAACGGTGTTGGCCTCGGCAGCCTGATCTGGTTGGCAGACCGGGAGGATCCAGACCGGAAACGATTTTCAGAAGACACTAAAAAGATCGTTCAATCCGCGGAAGCCAGAGTTGTAACTGAGGTCAACTACAAGCTCAACACCCTTGCTCTTCAGGCTGGCTACCGCGATCAAACTGCTCTCGAAAAGCTGATCGTTGACCAGCTTTCATTTGAAGAGGCCAAGGACATCATGAGCATTCAGGAGTTGATGGAGAAAGAAACCGAGCGCGAGTACCTCATCCCTGATGTCCTTCCTCACCCTTCTGTTGTTCTGATTTACGGCGCTGGTGGTGATGGCAAATCAATGTCCGCTTGGGCTCTCGCTAAGCACATTGCAACTGGCAAGCCTTTCGTCGTTCGTGGCAATCACGTTCCAGTGCAAAAAGGTCCTGTTGTTCTGCTGAATGGTGACCAGCCTCTGGTTCAGCTCAAGGAACAGCTGCAAGAGGTGGACTTCCCCATCACCAAAGACAGCATGATCCAGACGGACTGGCAGCTTCAGCGCTATGCCCAGTTCATCAAGCTGATGAAGAAGCATCAGCCGAAGCTGGTCGTCATCGACTCGCTGATTGGCTGCTCTGGTGGTCGAGCCTTTGACGAGAACAAGTCTGACTTCGCCACACCGCTGTACTGGCTGACCAAGAACAACGGCGTCCTCTTCCCTAAGGCCACCATCCTTATCGTTCACCACGCCAACAAGAATGGTGGCTTCCGTGGCACCTCAGCCATCCGTGACGCCGTTGACGAGACTTGGGCGCTCCGTAAGCCCACAGATGAGGAAAAAGCTTCTGTAGGGGGCCACAGCCGCTTCATAACCATCGAGAAGTCACGCTCTGGCCGGATGGGCACCAAGCTCCTTATGCAGATGCAGGACGACCTTTCCTTCACCATTTCTGATCACACGCCTGAAGTGGACGAGAGCAATACCTCTCCTGCTTCCGTCACTGATCGTGTTCTCCAGAAGCTCCGCGTCGTCTACCCCGATTCACGCACCAAAGACGCTCTTGTGTGCGATCCGCTGGTCAATGGCAAGCCTGATGCGATTCAGAAGTCGCTCCAAAGACTCGAAAAGCGGGGCTTGATCGTCTCAGACGTTCCAAAAGGATCTCAAGCCAAGAACTGGACAGCAGTTCTCGCACGCGGAGAGTTGAAGGAAGTGTCCACCGTTCCAATAAAACCAGTCATGGAGCGGGATCTACCCCTGGACACCACCCCTGGACAATCAAGAGGTGTCCAGGGTCTGTTTGATGGCGCGGTTGAGATTGAGCTGTCTGGCGAAGAGGCTGGACACATCTAATCTGTCCACCCCCTGTGTCCAGGGTCAAATCCATTGCTATCACTGCGTTTTGGAGCGCCCTGGACACCCTGGACATCTATACGCGCGTGAGGGATGAATTGGACTGAGATTTTGGAGCGCTCAGGCGTCCCAGAGCCACCTGGCTATCGCGAGACCATTGAGCGCCTTAAAGCCAAATCCGACAAGCCGCGTGTCAAACCGTCTCGAAAAAGTAAAAAACGTCCCAAGCGTAAGTAACATCCACGCATGAAAAAAGTTGAAACCCTCCTTCCAGAAGAGCTAGTCGAAAGCCTTTCTGCTGAAGCCAA